GTATTTTTTTCACTTACATTCAACGAATACAAAAATCTTTTTATTATCAAATTAAAACCACTTGTCACCACAAGCGAAACAAACCCATTTGCTCCCGTTCCCATATTCAAATTTGAATTCATCACTATAGTATAATCATTTATTTTTTGTGTGATTGTCCTTATTGAATTTTGTGGTGCGGTATTTTTTACAATTTGGATGGTGTCGCCAACCTCCATAAAAGCAAACAAAGGGTCATCTGCTTGCAAAGTAGTCTGGTCGCCTAAATTATTCAAAAACGATTGACCACCAATAGCAAATTCAACTTGATGATGCAAAATGATGATTTGTCCAGCGGCAAAATATTGATCTTGAACAAACCCTCTTGGGCTAAACGTTTCGTTTATTATAGTTATCATAGTCCAAAAGTTTTGACAAATTTTCTAACTCTTTTTGTGCTTTTCTAATTTCTTCAAAATTGCTTGACAACGTCTCAGACAAAGCTTCAAACTGGTTTGTCATCAAAGACTGCAAAATATTTTTTAACTCCTCGATATCTTTTTCGATTTTCACAATACGTTCTTCAATATTTTTCATAATCAATCCAAAAATAAAGTGGTAAATCTCAATGCTTCTTCAAGCTCCGAAAAATTGTTAAAATCAACAGACTTTCCTAATTTGACGTAGGTAATTCTATAAACACCATTTGCAGACAATTCAAAAGCATTTTCCCCATCAAATGTAACAACTGCTTTGTATCCTAAATCTAAAAAATTTTCTAAATTTTGATAAACGATGATTTCGCTTGCTTTCCCAATTAGTACCATATATTAAAAAATTTATTGTAAAATTATATTTTGAGGGGGGACATCCGCTTTCACAATTTTTTGAAGCGTCAAATTTGTTATGTTTGAATTGATGTTAAATTGTGCTTCGATTACTTTAAAAACATCATTACCCAACTGCACAAATCGATTTTGTGACAAATTTATTAAACTATCAAAACATAATGGAGTTTGGATTGCCCATTTTTCATATACATAACGTTCTTGCCAAAAGTTGTCAAAAAAATATTTTGCATTGACAACCTCTTTGTGATTGGGCGATATTTTTTTATTTTCAAATAAAAGTAATTTGTTAACCCCCCAGGTGTCTGCCTCCACCAACATCCCCCCAATTCTATCTGCAATCTTTTGAGAAAAATCAGGATTTTCTAACGCAGGCAAGGGAGTTATATTTATTTTTAATCTTATGCCAATGCTTCGCAATGCTCTAATAATTCTATTAAAAAAATTTATCGCTGCATTGATTGCATAGATTGCAGCATTTATCGTTGTTGTAATTACAGCCAAAACGGTGTCGGCAATCTCCAAAATACTTTTTAATATTTCTTCAGGCAAAGTTAGTTTATCTTTTCTTTTTGCTCTTGCCACAGATATTTCATTTATTTTTGCTTCTCCATGTCTATTAAATAATGCCTGCAAACTATTACCAACTCCGTTTGTAACCGTATTTTTATCAGACCCGTCATAAGCAAATCTTAATAAAATGGAACTTGGACACTCAGACAAATCAAGCTCACGGCGAGTAAGAACATAGTCGTTGACAGTAAAAGCTGGTGAACTAAAAGACCTATTTTTGTTTATCGTTACAGTGGTTCCATTCACTAAAATTTCACAATTAAAAAGTTGCTTTGTTAAAAACAACAAATCCCGCAAAGTCCATTGATTGATAATGTTGCCATCTGTATCTATGGTGTGAACGATATGCAAATCTTTTACAGGAGGCAAAAACAAAAAATCACTTTGCAAGCTATACCCTATTCTCGAAAGCAATCCGTTTAATGCACTTGTCAAATTAAAAGTAGGTGCTTCTTTTACAGGCGAAATTAATGCTTTAAACAAATCTGTTAGATATTTTACAAATGCAGTAAAAAGTACGGTGGTATAGGCAATTTCTATTCCTAAACTAATTACCATATTAACCGTAAATGGGTTTGAAACTGTTTCTGAAATTTTTTGAATAATATTTTTTAATTTTTCTTGAAAAACATAGGTAGTTAAAAATAAACCAGTTACCGCTATTGCCACCGCTTGACCATCAGGGATAGAAGAAAGCTGATAGCTAATGGGGAATGTGATAACATCACCACTTGCAATGCCTCCAATCACAGTGACTAAATCGCTTATATCTTCTAACCCTTTTTTACTATCATTTTTTGTCACTGAAAATTCTATAAACGAACATCCTTCTGCTAAATTATGCGAATTGCGAAACGATATGTATCCTTCAAAAATTTTTGTGTTTTCATAAAATAGTTCAAACGGTATTTTATCAAAAACATTTCCGGAGGCAATAAGATTTTGTATAAAATTTTTTGATTGTTCAAATAATTTGATGTTAGAAATATCTGCGTCTAACCCATCACCACCGATAGTTATGGTTATATCTTGCTTTTCTATATCATCAAAAATTTGTCCTGCAATTTTATACGTAATCATAATGCAAAGATAAAAAATTTATTTAGTTTTTGCAATTTCATCAGCCAATTTAACATATCCTCGCCACTCTTCTATAGTGGCATCATTGCCAATAGTATACCCTAACACTTTGCTAATAACTGCTTTGTCTCTACCCCACTCTGGAGCATCAAAAGATTCTACCTCTTTTAACATTTGGGCCGCAATAACTGCAAGACTAGGTCTATCATCTATTACGCTTTTTAAATAGTACTCGATTGCTTTTCTTTTAACTTTTAGGTCGTCAATAGTTTTTTCATTAAAACCATATTTATTAATATACTCTTTTATTGTTTCAGTAGCAACCATCTTTTCAAATTCGCTATTGGTCTGCATATACAAAAGCCTCGCAGGCCTATTGCCTAACGAATATTTTTGCAAGTATGTCTTGACGGAGATAGTCAATAAGACTGACTGGCAAAAATTTCTTATCGCCTCGAATGATTTTGTTAATCGATTCATTGCTAAATCGGTTAAGGTCCGGATAAACCTTTTTAAGGTCTTTGTTCCCTTTTTTAGTGTCTGCAAAAATTTTGACTTCATTTTTTGATGGTATTTGTATGAAAGAAGAATGATATTTCCCAGTTAGTTTCAAGTTAAATCTAGATGTGTCGCCTCCAAAATCTCTTTTTTTCTTCGCATATTTTTTACTATATATTCCGAAAAGCGGGTCTTTTTTCCTTGACCTGGTTACAAATTTTTTCCCTTTGTAGTCTTGCCCTAATGTTTCAAGTTGCAGTTTTGTGATTAATTGATAAACTTGATATTTTCTAAAAAACCCCTCAATGTTGGGTTGAGGGGTATGGATTTTAAGACGCATATATTTTAAACAACGACGTTAGTTGCCAAAAATTTACCAGTATCAAAAATTAATTTTGAAAAAGGCAACTTTAACCCATTGATAAGTTTTATAACGTAATTATCACCTATACTTATTACACCCGTTATAGAAGTGTAAGAGATTTCTAACTCTACCCCACTAGTTATATTATCAACGTTGCAACCATTAAACGTAACATCATTGCCAGTTGTTTTATTAGAAACGACTATAGTGAAACTAGTTAAAAAATCTTGTGGGGTAAATTCACCAGATTCATTGGTGTTAGAAAACTCCCATGTATTAAAAGAAAGGCTCAAATCAATTTGTAAATTAGCTAAATCAATTGTTGCAAGAGATGTTTGGTGTACTGGGATGGGGGTATTTTCAACTAACTCCAAAATATCGAATGTTGGCTCTGCGGCAAACAAATTAGCATCTTTTACAAACTCCGAAAATTGGAAATTGACAGAACCGGTTGTCGCACTTGCATCAGTAGCAAACTGGAATATGCTTGATACCGTTTGGGAATCGATTGGGATGGGGTGGAGGTTAAAAGTTGTGGGGGTGACACTTCTTGAATATCCGAGAATAGTCCCGTTTTTGTCTACCAAGTACACTCCAACATTTTTGCATCTTAATTCATTAAATGCAGCTGTTTGTTGTGGTGTTGGTTTGAGCATCAAAGCATTAAAAGGTCTTACCCCGTCTCTAATGAAAACAACTGTCCCGTCATCAAACGTCTGTGTAACGGGTGCTTCTTTGACCGTTTCAACATTAAATAATTTTGGTGTGATTGCCGCTTTTCCAGTGAAGAAAAGCGTAGTATCTGAAAAAATGTTCAAAATCCCGGCTGTGTAATTCGTTGGGTCTGAACTATAACTTTTTTCAACAAATATTGCTGCCCGAATTTGTTCAAAGTTGAACTTACAAGCAGGCGAGCCAAGAGGCTTCAAATCTTTTATTCCGCATTCGCAACTCATATGATTGATTTTCTTAATGGTGAAATACAAGCTGGGCAATATTCAGGATAAATACTACCGTTCGAAAATATATATTTTCTTAACTCTCTACCCATTTCTGCCGCTTCGTCTATTAAGATAGCGATTTGAAAATATGGATAGTTCTGGGCTTCCGCCACCGTTGGGGTAACCGTCCCTAACGGCGAATTCAATGTTCGCAACAAATTAAACACTTCAACAAACGTATATCGCAAAACACTATATTTTAATTTGTTGTTAATATTCACAAACCTTGCCGATTGAGGGTCTCCGTTTACATCTAAATCGCTATAAAACACATCTCCCAAGTCCCCCCCCAAAATATAGTTAATATTAATTTTTTCACGTTGTTCTATCATCTTTTCTATTTTATTTTGGAAAAGGGGTGTGTTTACAGGCAATTGGAAAACACCCTCAAAGGCTGTTAATTTTAAGTAAAACATTATGGTGCAGTATAGTTTGCAATAGATGATGATATATCACCTCTTATCACACCAAAACTACTTATCAATGTTATCAAAAACATCCCTCTTTCAGACCCACGAAGCGTCACTATACCACGTCTGAAATGTTCTGCATCTTGAGTCGCCAATTCAACACTTGCATCACGTCCGGTATAATAAACCCCGCATCTATCAGAAATCAAAAAGAATCTATCTTCTGGGACAAGATGATGCGTGAAGATGGTAGGCATAGCCATTCCGTTCAGCCCAAGTTGCTGTTGAAGCAAATAGGTATTAGCAGACTTCCTTGCCATTAACCCCGCTGCAGTGACTGGGTTTAAAATCATATACTTAGGGACAAACTTACCTCTTGTTGTTGTAATCATGTCGGAAGTATGAATCAACATCAAGTCGTAGATATTGCACTCGTTGATAGAGTTAGCTAAAAAGGTGTAAGAGGGTAATGTTGTGTTTAATTTGCCCAAAGTATCTAATTGGGTAATTATTTCTTTGTCAACCGCGTTAACAAGCCCCTGAAGCAAAAGCTCTGCTATAGAATTAGCAAGCTCGGGATAATCTTCAAGATGCGTATCACAAACCGTTGTCCAATTGCGATAAGTGGTTAATGGTTTTATATTCCTTTCAAGCTCCATATCGGATTCTAAAGGCAAAAAACACCCTTCGGTTTCGCTACTTTGAGTGGCATCTGTATTTACCTCCAAATCCAAATACATTACGCTACCGCTTTGCGCAGGACGAGTGGCAAAAAGACTTAACAACGTTGGACTCATTGCCAAATTTAAAAAATCGATTTGCTGCAACGTCCTAACGCTACCCGCATACTCAGCGGTAACTGCTTTTTTTACCATCTTGTCGATTTCAGCTACTGACGTGTTAAAATTCAAAAATTTTGAATCTTTTATTTTCATCAACGTATCCTTTCGAAACACATTTGTCAAAGATTTTTGTGTTTCTTCTTGTTGGTCTTCCGTGACTTGTAACGATTCAATCATTTTTGTGTGTGCTTCTATCGCAGACATCATTGTGGCGATGCTTTCATTCACCGCAGCCAACGACGCGCGTAACGCTTCTACTTCCTGAGCGGAGGCTTTCGTCGACATCTCTTTTTCTATTTTAGATTTTTCGAGCTCGAGCTCCGCAAGTTTTGAGATTGCTTTTTCTATTTGTTCCATTTTCAAAATTTGAATAAGGTGTTAAAATATATTTTGTAAAAATCAATTTTTTCTTTCTCTTTCTCTTTTATCGAGATGACAGGTGTTTCAGGTTGTGCCCCCCAATGAGTCAAGGTCGAAACCTCGAATAAATCAAATTTTTTTACTACATAATGGTCTTTGTCCCACACCCCATCAACAATATACCCACCAATAGAATGTTGTGTAATTGCTCCTAACTGATACTCAATTAACGTATCATTTCCGATTGATGTAGGCAAAATTTTTGAAACAGCAAAATATCCAAAATCGTCAAAAGAAACCTCCTGCACAACTCCAACAGGCATATTCACATCATGATTTTTGAAGTGTTTCAAATTGGTTTCTTTAAAAAATATAGACTCTTGAATAAACAGGTCTCCGTGCAAATCTACCGAGCCGAACTTGACGATATAAAAAGCAACAAGCCTTTTTGATTCGTCAAAATCTTTTATTTTTAAATCTATGTTTTTCGTTAAAAAATCGTTTTTCATCTGTCTAAAATTTTTTTAACATCTTCAATTGTTACTATACCAGCCTCCAAAAGTTTTAATTCATTTTCGATAGTCATATAAACGTCATTTTGCAATGCTAAAATATGTCTTGTTGAATACCAAAAATAGCAATTAGGTATCCCCCTCAATTTTAAAGGTTCCAAAATCAATTTTGTGATAGAGTCACAAAATTCGTTCATTTCTGGTATAATCACATTTCTGTAAAACCTTTTTTCCGCCTCCAAAATATTATTGTAGGTGGAGTGTTCTGTGTCGTTTAGAAGTGGAGAGGGCACTGAAAAAATTCGACAAACGTCTATCAAATCAAATTTGTAAAAATCAATGATTCCAAGCTCTTGGGCATTTAGCCCTACTTTGGTATAGGTGAAGGGATAACCTATTACCGCCATTTTCCCGTAATTGTTGCCTCCGGAAAATTTTTCTCTAATTTCTTTTTCTGCATTTTCTGTAAGTTTTACCGATGCAAAATCATTTTGAGCGGTAACTGATAAAATGCCACCCATGCCTCCGTTTTTAATCAAATTTGAAGTTGCATCTAAATTTTCGATAGCTCTAGATGCTAATTTTTTTGCAGTGACTAATACACTAAGTGAGGTTTTAGAGTCTAAAGGATTTGGGACAATTCGCGATATAGCATTTTTAGGGAGAATAATTTTCCCGTCTTCATCGTGGTCATATTCGCAATAATTTAAATTGAAGAGTTCGCCTTTCCGGTAAATTATAACATTTTCCCCAAAAATTATTTTTTTTGCAATCGAATCAAAAATAAATTCTGGCCAAGTCTGGGCCTTGTTTGGTTCTTTCAAAAAATCTGAATTGAATGGTTTGCCGTCTTTATATATCCCGACTGGTATTTGTCCTGCCGTTTTCGCAATGTAATCAATAACAGAACGAAATACGGGGATGTTTAAATAGATATATTCCGGGGTTATGGTTGTACTAGACGAACATGCCTGCCCGTTCCAACTTGTGATTGGAACAGAACTAATTTTACGCCTTCTAAAAAGGGCTAAAAGGTTTTGGAAAACACCCATGCCACAAAAATAAACCTTTTTTTAATACAAAACAATTTTTTTTAAAAAAAATTTTCATTATGTGTAATGATTCTCATAAACCACGTTTAAATGCCCCACAACGCACGATATCACAAAATTAATATAAACACACCAGCCGGCAATTATCGTGCAACAGAGCGCAAAATAACCGACTTTGCGTTGAAGTTTTTAAATGCAATGGTAAAACGTTTTTAGTTTTGTAGTTTTTGCAAGGGGAAAAGCCTCAGCCCTAAACCACCACCAGGTTTGGTTCGTTTTTTATGCAAGAATTAAAAATACTATTGCCATTTTGGTTCGGTGGTTCGGTTCGGTTCGGTATACATATAAAAAAAGATATACTTTAATTAAACTATTTTTATATAATAGTTTTCTATATAATATTATTGCAAAATTTTTTTTTTAAAATTGATTTTTTAAATTTTTTGCAATTGATTTTTTTAGGTTGCCGATATTTCTTTAGTTTGGTTCGTTTTTGGTTCGTTTTTGTGGTTGCATTTTTCTCAAAAATCTTACAGTGTTTATTGTGTTTTATTTTTTTGTTGCTTTCATTTTTCTTAATGATTTAAGAGGGTTGAGTAGAAAAATTAGGAATCACCGAACCAACCGAACCAACCGAACCAAATATAAGTAACTTGCTAATAGTCAATAAATTATAGTGTTAGTTCTGCATAAAAACGAACCGAACTAACGTCGAACCAAAAAACGAACTAATTCGAACTATATTGAAGTTATTAAATATTGCATTACAAAAATGTAAATTTGAGTTGCAAAAATCTTACAGCGTTAGAGATAATATTGGAGTTTCACTTTTTTAATTAGTGTTAAAATGTGTTAACGTTGTTGTTTGATAATTAGTATTTTGTGTATTTTTGGAAACTATTTTAAAAACATATGAATAGAGTTGACACGTTAAGAAGATTGCGGAGGCTTTACGACCTTTTACCCCAGACATTTACCAGGAAAGAAGCGATTTTGATTGCTTTAGAGGGGAAAATAGCAAGTCCGTCCACCGTTTGTAATTTTTTAAATAATAAAAAATTTTTTTTGAAAGTAAATGGAGGATATAAAAAAATTTAATTTTGGGTTCCGGTTCTTTGGCGACGAATGGGAGAGGTTTGGGGGGTATCCTTTGCCGGCTTTCAAACTGCCTGAACTCTACAGCCTTACGGAACTAGGCCTTTCCGCGCAAATGATAGGCACGATGTTGCTAGGGGCATATTCTGCAGCAATCGGCAATAGTTATGTTGGTGTTTGCCGTGGGAGGCAAATCTATCCAAATATTTACGCTTTAAATTTATCAGAATCAGGCAATTACAAGTCGTTAATTTTGGAGATATTTACAAAAAAACTAAACGAACTGCAAATTGAAATGGATTCGGATACCTCCAATCTGCATAAGATGATGGCTGCGACGGGCGAAAAGGTAATGGAACACCCCCATTTTGGGATTATTGAAATAGGGAAATATCCAAAATTTTTTATTTCCGGAGGTACGATAGAAGGTGTTTTGGATAAGATGATGCGTTATGATAGAGGGACAGTAATTGCTTTGGACGAGGCATATACTTTTTTTAAAAGTTTTGGGCAATATACGAAAACGGATAATTCAGAAAAACAATATTATATCCAACTTTTTGAAAACATTTTGCCGACAATCGTCACTAAAAACGGAAAAGATTTTAAAAATTTATCTGACGTTTGTCTAACCATTTTAGGGAATATGACCATTTCAAAAATATCAAAAGTTTTTGACTTGAGCGACGATGATGGGTTTAAAGAAAGATTTATTTTTGCCTATGAAGGAGAAAGAAAGGTAATAGACCTCCCCTCAGGCAATTATAGAATTGAACGGGTAGATTTAGCTTTGCAAGGCATTTTCAGGAGTAGGGCGTATAAAAAAGTGGTGGAAATACCAGAATATTGCGATTTGTTGATTAGGAAATGGGCAATTGACAAAATGACAACAAACATCTTTAAACAAGATAGCTATATTCAAAAATTAAAAAAATATTATTTTAAAATTTTGATTTTATTAAAGGTGATTAGGGAGGAAAAGGAAATTACTGAAGAGGTGGCAGAATATGCATTACATCTTGTTGATTTCTATTTTATGAATTATTCGAAGGTTTTTAAATATGAGGAAGAAGACCCAATCATCAAACTAACCGACAAGCAAAGGAGGCTATATGAAATTTTACCAGAAAAATTTAAATTTAACGACGCCTTTTCCTTAAATATCTTAAAGTCAAAAAGTTCCGTAAGCGCATTTTTAAGAAACAAAGACCTTTTTGTAAAAAAAGAAAATTTTTTTTATAAAACAAGTGCATTAGAACAAAAAGAATAGTATATTTGCAAAAAAGTAAAGATATGTTTATCAACAAAAAACAATTAGAAAAAGAGTTTGAAACGGCAAATTTTGAATTGAAAAATGTTAAAAAGACATCTTTAACAGAAGCAATTGCCGTGTTGGAGGAGATTCAACCTTTTTTAAAAAAAGGGGTGGCATATTTTATTATCGAGATAATGATAGCTGTTTTAAAAAAAATAGAGGATAGAATAAAAAATAGCGAACCCAAACAGAAAAAAAATGCAGATAGTCCAATTACAAAGACTGATTAACGTTGTGTTAAAAACTAAAATTGCTGAAGACGGCATTTTAGGCCCGATAACACGACAAAATTTTATAGCCTTGCAAAAATTGATAAAACCTTTTTTGTTTGTTGCTTTTGACGGGTTTCTTGCCATCCGATGTTCAGAAGAATTTGACAACAAAGCAAGTGATTTTTTGTTATACGTCCAGAATCAGGAAATAAAAGAGGTGTTACCTTGCACTACACGGGCCGGAAATTATTGGGTGTACAACCCGATAACCTATGGAGGCATAACAGGCACTGCAGTAATGTGTGATGGATTTTACCCTAAGGTCTGGGAAGGGGCATTAACAAAACGATTTGGCATCTATTCGCTTCCAGAACTTGTTCAGGTTCGCCCAGTAAAAGTGTATAGGGACGGCAACAAGGATAAAAAAATAGATAGAACAAATATACAAATAGGGATGTTTGGAATCAATTTGCACCAGCAAGGCTGGGCTTTTGCTGTTGACAATTGGTCTGCAGGGTGTTTTACTGTGCCTTATTGGCATTGGCAAAATTTTTGTAATAAGTATTTTGAAATTGGCAAAATTTATGACTTAAATTTAATAAATATTAATGAAATCAAAATTTAATAAACAAAATACGAAATATGAAGTCAACGCTGCTTTAAAATTGTTTGCCCCTCCAAGCGAACACGATTTACAAGTAGTATGTGTAGAATGGTTTAGGCTGCAATTCCCGGGATTAAAAAATTTATTGTTCGCAATACCAAACGGAGGAAAAAGAAATATTATTGTGGCAAAAAAAATGAAAGAAGAGGGGGTGTTGTCCGGTGTACCAGATTTATTTTTGGCTATTGCTAAGAAAGACTTCCATGGCCTTTTTATAGAAATGAAAACAGGGAAAAATAAACCAACAGAAAATCAATTGAAAATGATGGACCAACTAAAAGAACAAAACTATCAAACAGTCGTTTGTTTTTCATTTGAAGAGTTTACACATCATGTTAAAAATTATTTATATGACTGAAATTCAAATGCTTGAAATTTTTAGCAAGGGGGGTATTACCTTTTTGTTGCTATTAACAGTTTATTACTTGCATTCTCAATATAATGCTAGTATTGCGAGATTTTACGAAAGAGAGCGAGATTTTTATAATGAAATAATGAAAAAATTAGACGAAATAAAAAATGAAATCAATAAAAAAAGATAGTTATTATCCAATATTTATTTTTATTTTCTGGCTTATTAAAATCTTAACAATTTTATTGCTAATTTTATGATTAATTTTATCGAAAAGGCAACAAATTTGATGTGTATTAATGAAAATGATAAAATTTTGCCACCACAT